TTAACGATCAGCCTATCGCCTGCCTTCGCCTGAGTGTCACGATCCAGCGTCACAACGCGTCCGGCTGCAACAGAGATGCGGCCGCCCACCTCCCGCCCGGCCAGCAGGGAGTCAGCCACCGGGATGATGTAGCCTGGGAGTGGGATCGCGCCCTCCATACCGGTCTTGAACGTAACGGTCCGGTCCTGGTTGTTGCTCATCACCACCCATTTGCCACGGCGTTGAGCTTCAGATGCGCGCGTACAGCCTATGGCGCTAATCTCGACCGGCTTGTCGCCGAAGCGGCGCTGCAAGTCTGGATCTGCAAACGCGGTGACATCGGTGTCGTAGTTGTTCGCCGGGTTGTCGTAGCTCACGATCGCCCGGGTGTACCGGGTCTTCGTCGAAGCGCTGCCGTAGGAGAACTTGCCGTCGATGACGTTCGCGCGAGTGAAGACGTAGTCGAAATCTTGGGTGCGGGGCATGTCAGCCTGAGCGACGAGCTGACCCTGGGCCCAGTAGGTCATGCCACGATAAATCGCTGAGATATCGCGTAGCAGCGTCCACGCTTCGGCCCTGCCCTGCAGGTTCATGTCACAAAGGAACCGGGGCTCCTGACCGCCGGCGCCGTTCGGCACCAACTGGTCGCAGTACTGGGCGATCCGGTACAGCTCCCACTTGTCCACCATGAACGGCTTGATGCGTTTGCCCAGGCCGAAGCGGTCAATGGTGCAGATCCCGTAGGTGACCCACGCCGGGTTGTTGGTCCATGCCGATTTGAAGGTGCCGTCCCAGACGCCTGTGTAACTCCGCGTCACAGGATCATAGTTGCTCGGCACCTGCCACTTGCGACCGTTGCAATCGACTGTCACGGCCGGAATGTTGGTGAACTGCTCAGCGTCAAACTCGATGTAGAGCAGCGCGGTGTTCGGGTAACGCAGTTTCGCGTCGATCACTTCCGTGTAACCGGCCACCAGCATGGTATCGGCGATCTTGTTGGTGTTCTGGTTAGGCGTCAGGCGCCGAACACGGATCTGCCAGCCCGAGGTTGCCGCCGGTAGATTGATACGGCGTGACCGCTCATAACGTGTGGTGGTCTTGCCATCCACACCTTCGCTCATGATCTGTTGGTAGGCTCCGTCATCCGTTGCCAGATCAATTGCGTACTCGATCCGATAGCCTCCAACGTTTCCTTCATCGTCTTGTTGCTGAAGGGCCGGCCACGCCAGGCGAATGCGCACGGCGGAAAGCTGGGTATTGGTCAGTGATCGTACCCAAGCGATATCGGTGCGCAGCTCTACATTCACGGTCGTTTCATTTTCGACCGCGGGAATGCCCTGGATATACGACTGATCGACTGCGCCGTTGCGCCACTCCCACTTAACGTTTGGGAAGTTAACGTTCCCGCTCGCATCATTGATCGGTGTGTTGTCGAGGTAGATATCGCGGGCGGTTGGAGCGCCGTCGAATTCTCCCTCGCCCACCGCGATCAGGAGCTTGGCCACGTTGGTGGAGCGCAGGCTGTCAGTGGCCTCGATGGGCTGCTTTGGACTGCTGCTGCCACCCTTAGCGCCGGTGATATCGATTTTCTCAGCAGCGCCCATGCTTTTCTCCAGGCATAAAGAAACCGCCATTTGGCGGTCGGGTGTTTCAGTCAGAGGTCAGGTTTTGTCTTCGGCGTAGATCGATGCAGAGATGATCGCGCCGCCCCAACGGCGACGGCCAATGCAGATCGGTACCGGGTTGCCGCTTGCCGTGGTGTTTCGTGCTGAGCCAAATGCGTAACTTGGTAGGTTTTCAGGGGCCGCACTTTGCTTCAGGCCGGAGGCTTGGGGGCTGAGCATCTGAATGACGCCGCCGAGCACAAGCGATGCTCCGAGCGACTGCCCCCACCCCTGCATGCCTGGCACGAAGAATGACGCAACAAAGATCACAGCGCCGATGATGGTTTGAAGGATGCCAGCACGCTTGCTCCCGGACACGACCGGGACGATTCGCAGTTCGCGGGTTCCGCCGAGATCGAATGCATCAGTGGCTTCGTTCTTGCGGTTGCGGTAAATCGCGAATCGCATGCCCAGCCGGTCGAGGCGCTTAATCTCCTCATCAAATCCGGCCAAAGTCGCCTTGAGAGCCTTGAACGCTTCCCATACTTGGCCCGAGTCAATCTGGCGGCGATGCATGCGGCCGAAATTTTTAGCCAAGGAGCCAGAGAGCAGAATCGTGGTCATCGGACTGTAGGAAGCTGCGGTCATGGACATTCTTGCTCCTCAAAAGAAAAGCCACCCGAAGGTGGCTGGTTTTGGTCAGAGGCAGTCTTTAACCGCCTCTTCGATCGCCGTTCGCCCCACACCGGGCATCCACGCGACCCTCTGATAGAAATTCACTCGACTGCCAGCGCCAGACTTGCTGACCTCGACCAGCTCATCAGTCAGCTGCATCGCGCCAATCACAATTCGGTATCCGTCGGATGTCTCCGACATCACCGCCTCAGACCGCGCGTCCTGCCACTTTGGGAAAACGCAAAGCGCGTATTCCTTCGGCGACTTTTTCGTGCTTGCGCTGGTGGTAGGCTTGTTCGTCTTCAAATCACTTGGCGAAACACAGCCGGCAAGCAGGGCTACTGATAACGCCCCTATCAAAAATCGCATGATTACTCCTCAAAAGGGCACTGCTAATGTATCGCAGCACGCGCCTCTAAATTCACAATGATCCACTGCCGTTCTATTTGGTCCTTGACTCCAGACAGGCCGCAAACCATTTATTTTCGAACTGGCGAATCGCTTTTTGCTTGTACTCAGCTGTGCTGTAAGAAGATTTCTGATAGGCGTCCTGAACCAGCATCGCACCCAAATCATCTGTATGTTTGTCGCCCGTCTTGATTGCCATCATCTTCGCCATCGCCGTTTCTTCCTGGCGCGCGGACATTATTCCTCGAGCCATTTCAGAAACCTTTGTGCAATCAGCTACGATTTCGTCGCTTGGCGCTGCCGCATATGAACAATTCGCAACGGCCGTTAAAACCAAAAACAAACCACGCCTAAAAGACCTCATAACTGCACTCCTTGGTCACTAATCCCTTGCTAATCATGCGGAAGGCTCGAGCGAAAGGCCAGTAGCTCCTGATCTTTTAACCTTTGAATAGGAGTGCCTGAGGATCAGGCGTGTTCTGTCATGCCACGGCCCGCCAAAGACAATGATCTCGGACGGTTTGCCGTAGATGTGATGAAGCAGGAACGGTCCGGCGCCGTGCACCGCCACCAACTCACCTGGCAGCGTGGGATCATCGCCGAGAAAGATTCCAGCGTGGTTCGGGTGTTTGGTGCGCCCTACTTCCATCACGATCATGTCGCCGCGCTGCGGTATGCCGACGCGCTCGAACCCCGCAGCCTCATAGGCCTGCTCGTATAGGCTCGACCCATCGGCCTGCTCCCACCAACCGTCTTCTCGCTTGAAGGCATCGAACTCCAGCCCCCATTCGCGTTTGTACCAGTCAGCGCACACCTGCCAGCAGTCCCAAGCGCCATGTACGAACGGCCGGCCAAGCAGCGGCGTGTGACCGGCAGGCACGATTGTGCGCAGGTCGCCCTCTGGCCAGCTCATGATGTGCCAGGGCAACTCGGTTGCTTCACACATAGCCAGGTCTCGCGGCGACGGCCTGCTGGTGGCGTCAGGGTGCGAGTGAACGATGCCGATCACGTCGCCCTGGTCTTCGGCCGCAGCGTAATCCTCCGGCGCAATTCGGAACTCTTCGCCAGGGTCGGTTGCGGCGTTCGGACATGGGATGTACTTCTGCTTGCGGCCGATTCTGATCAGCACGCCGCAGCACTCGCGCGGGTACTCGGCGGCGGCATGAGCCTGCACCGCCTTGAGGATGTGTTTCAGCATGGTCAACTCCGGGCAATCAGGGAGACAGCCGGGAAGCCGCCGAAGGGTAATTCATTGCTGGCACCCCAACGAGGCTCACAGCCGGTGGTGAGTAACCCATTGCACTCGTCCAGTTCAGGGTTGTCAGTAGGGTTGCCGTCCTTGTCGAAGTACGGACCTGTGTAACCGCAGTTCGGCCCGCGGTATCCGCCGGTGAGGCACCAGTGGCATAGAGTGGTCATCTGTCTGCCGACAGACTCGCCACCAACATCACCCGGGCTGGCCAGCTCCCACGAAACGGTTTCACCGTCCTCGTTGGTCTTCTGGTCCAGATACCAGACCTCGATGGATTCCTGCGTAGGATCAGCCTCTGGGTTGCCCGCCGGGAAGTTCACAGCATCGATGTAGCGCACCAAGGTGTGCCGCATCGTCAGCTTGAACTCGAGCAGATCCTCGAAGGCAAGGCACAGGGCCGTGATTCGTCCATTCACGTTCCCGACAGAGAGCGTTGGACGCACGGCAGTCCCGTCGCCATTGGCCTCGATCCCGTCAATCTGCATCGGCCAGGCGCCGTATTCCTCGCCCTGCCACCAGATCGACTTCGCCGGCAGTTGATCGGCATCATCGCCTGCCGCAATGATCTCGGCCTGGGTATGCGGGATTGAGTGACCATGGAATCGCAAGACGTCCGCCCCGTAATCGGAACCGTCCAACTCGAAAAGCAGCACCTCGCTGCCAGGTTCAAGAACCTGCAGGTCATTGATTAACGGCATGGTGGATCCTTACGGTAGGAATGCTTGGTCAAACGTTGCGGTGAGCTTGAACTGGCCGCCACCAAGCGGCGTCGGCACTGCTTTCTCACAGGTGTAGAGGCCGACTTCGCCAAGAGGCGTTGTCCACTTGAACGCTTTGACCCCGCCATGACGGTCGAGGAACTCCATAATCTGCTGCACAGTGGACTTTGGCCCGGTGTAGGTGATGGGGAACGACTGCTCCTTGTTGTTCGGACCATCACCGACCGTTTGTTTGTAGCCGTTGCCGAACTGTGATTTCCGGGTGCGCCAGTTGATGTCCGGCGCGTCCCCGAACTGAGTCGGCCAGGTGAACGTTTCAATAGCCATGGTCAAGTCCTTGTCTGCCGGAAGCTGACGCCACCCGGTCGCCATGAATCAGCAACGGCTTTATCGGCCGCTTGCTTGATCTGGATTTGCAGGTTCTGAGCGAGTGCCGTCTGATCGAGCGTCAACCCCTCGGAGCTCCGGGCTTCGACCGAAATGCTTACGGGAGCACTGATCTGGACGCTGGACCCACCGCCACCGATTGCGCGGACGCCAAGGGCACCGCCAGACGTACGGGTCAGCGGCATGATCGCCTCAGGCCCTGCTTCACCCATCACGCCGGCTCCACCACCCGACATTCCGAACGCGGTGGGCGAACTGACAATGCCGTTGGTGAATGCGCCGCCGTTGGCGAACATCTGGACACCATCCAGCCACGCGCCACCTTTAGCTTGGGGGAAGTAGGAGGATGAATATCCAGCCTGCGATGCACCGAGGTTTGAGGAGGTCGCTCCGGCGGAACCAGCGGCCAACCCGTTACCACTTCCGCTGCCGAAGTAGCTCAGTCCGGCGCCAAACAAGGCGCTGAGCAGTGAAGAAGACGCCTGGCGTGTTGCGATCCGAGCCATGTCGGCAAGGATCGACTTCGCGAAGTCCGAAAAAGAAAGCTTCCCGGTCAGCGCGAAATTGACGATGGCATCTTCCATGCTGCTGAAGGCGTTGGTGAACAACGTCTTCGTCTGCCCGGCGATGTCGCGCGCGCTGTCGAGGTAGTTTTCCCAAGCGGCGGTCGCGCCATTGGTCCAGTCGCCCTGGGCAATCTCTACATCGGCGTAATTCTGCCGGATCTGGTCGGTTGCTTTCTTATTGGCGTCGGCCAGAGCCTGGGATTTTTTGGCGAACTCATCATCCGACATATTCCGGGACGGGTCGGACTTCTGGTTTGCCAAGTCGAGCGTTTGCTGAGCAAACCGGTCTTGCTGGCTGTTCAGTTGACCATCGAGTGCGTTTTGCCTGTCACCGCGGCCCACACCCAGCACTGCACGTTGCCCGGCAAGTTCAAGCGCCTTCTGTTGCTGATCCAGCGCCTGTACGTACTGGCTGATTGAGCGCGTCTGCTTATCGATGCGGCCTTTTTCGTTGTTGGCCAGCACCTCAAGCTGGCTGTCAGCATCTTTCTGCGTCTTGACCATGCTGGTCCTGGCGTCCGCGATCTTTTCGTCCAGCTGAACGCGTTGCTGCGCTGTGGTAGAGGACTTGTCGCGAACAGACTCAAGCGCCGAGATTTCGGCCTCATATGCTGCGGTGAGGTCGCCCTTCTCCTGCTCAACAATCGCAACGCGCTGGCTGCTATAGGACTCGGCAGAGACAAGCCCGGCCTTTTGCGCCGAATCCAGTTCCTTCTCGAGGTTCTGGTAGTAGCCAGTGATTGACTTGAGGTTGTTCTGAGCGTCGTTGAACCCGGTCAGGTTCAGCTGGTTTGCCGGGCCTTTCGGGTCCTTGAACTTGTCGTTGATGTTGGCGAGATTTTTGTCGACCGTCGCCTGGTTGAGCCGGGAATCATTCGGATCGGTCTTCCGGATATCGTCCAGCCACTTCTTGTACTCCTTTACCGCCTCGGTGCGTTTTTGTTCATTGGTCCAGGAGGACTTGGTGAGCGCATCGATCTTGGCCATGGCCCCGATCGAATCCTGCTGCGCTTTCGCCTGCTCGGCATCATATTTGGCGATATCAGCGTTGGCAGCCTTCGTGTCCTTGAGGAAGGTGAGCTTGTCGGTGTAGTACTCGATCATCTCCTGCTTGTTTTGAAACAGGCCGACGTCACCGTTTTGCGCTTGGTCGAGATCGCGCTGCGCGTTGGCGATATCCGTATCGATATCGGAGCGCCCAAGGTTCTTCAAGCCGTCTGCGGCTTTCACCACCGCCAGATAACCGCGCTCCCAGAAGCTCAGGTTTTCGAGGATCTTCGGAGTTCGCTCGTTGATCGCGTCAGCGTATTGCTCGGTTGCGAGCTTTACAGCCCCTGCATGGTCGCCCTGCTCTTCCAGAGCGGCGATCTGCGAGTAAACCGACGCGGTCAGGTAGTGATACTGCTCGTTCAGCGCCGCGGAAGCCTTAACGGGGTCATCGGCCAGCTTCACGAACTCGGCAATGGTCGCGCTGACAGCGGTTCCGGTCGCCTCCTGCATGCCGATGGCAGCCTGGGTGATTGCACCAAAGCTGTCGCCTGCGATCTTGCCATTGGAGGCCAAGGTGGCAAGCACTTCGGCGGCCGCGCCGGTTGTGCCAACGGTTGCGCTCACCTGGCGCGCGAGTGCGCCAAGTTGACTGGCACTGACGCCTGCGGCGTTGCCGGTTATGATCAGCGCCTTGTTGTAACTATCGGCTTCCTCGCTGCCCTTGTAATAGGCGATGCCGAGGGTGGCCACGACTGCGGCAACCGCAGCGATGGGCGCAAGAATCGCAACCAAACGCAAAGCAGAAGCGCCCGCGCTGGTCCCGATCTCCAGGAGATTGTGAGCAGCCACACGAAAGTTGCCTTCGGCGAGGGCATTGCCCAACTGAAGGACGTTCTCGCGCGCACCTTTGGTGTTCAGGCTGAACTTAGAGGTCTCGTCGCCGAGGTCTTTGATCTTCTGGCGGGCGGTGTCGATGTCGGCCGAGTAGGTTTTGAATTCATCCTCACCGATGGTCCCGGCCTTGCGGTGCTTGTTCAGCTCTTCCTGCTGGTCGTCCAGCTTTTGCAGCGCGGCCAATGCCGGGCTGATCTTGCCCAGCAGAGTCTGCAGGCCATCAGCCTGGACGCCAACCGCAGCCGCTGCATCCTTCGCAGCTTTCGCGCCCTGCTGATTTGTTCCGACGAGAGCGTCAGACTCAGCCTGCAGGCGTTTCTGCAATGCTGCCAGGCTTGCAGTTGAATCGCGGCTGGCGTCCATCGCGGTGGAAGTGCTGCTGACGCTGGTCGTCAGTCGCTGGTAATACTCGCTGTTTTGAAGCGAGGCTCTCGCTACCTCGATCAGCCGCGCCTTCGCCTCATCGGTCGCTTGAGCGGCACGCGCTTCCGCCTCCGCCAACTTGTCAGCGGCGTCCGCTGTCTTTTTGAAACCGGCGGTGACGTCGTCGGCGGCTTTCTCGGCCTTTACGCCAGCCGCGGTGAGTTTGTCGAGATCGGTTGCGGCTTGGGCGGCATCACCCGAATCAACCGCGATCCCCAGTTCTGCGATTGTGCCCGACATGAGTGCTCCGCTATTTCGATTCGCTCATGACGAGCAACGCCTCGGCCTCCATGACCCTAAGGTCCGGAAATATCCTGGCTGTTTGTTTTTTCGTGAAACCGAGGAAGGTGGTCACGTCGCTGATGACGCTGTAGTCCAGGCCCACGGCGCCCCCGAAGCTGGTACGCCACTGCGTGGACAAGGCGTTAAACGTGAGAAATGCGGGCCACGCATCAGGGAAGACTTCGAACTCTTCATCTGGGATGTCGGCGCGGGACAAGCCGAAGGCCGCGAGATCGGAATCAGACGGCCCTGCTTCGTACATTAGGCGCGCGACCGTCCTCAGTTTCCCAGGCGGGCGACCGCAAAAGCGTTCTGGTATGCAGTAACGATCGCGTCACCGGCACCGGCAGAGGTTTCGACCAGCGCGCGAATGGCGTCAGGCGTGAACTTGTCCTCAAAGCCCCAACCCACCACGAGCTCGCTCACTTGCTCGACCTGCCGCTCAATGTTCGCGTCAGTGATGTCGACCAGAGTGATTTCGTCGCCCTTCTCCTTGAACCGCTGCTGATCATCTTTCGCCGCCTGCTGCCAGCCAGCGAACAACGTGGCCAGTTCTTTGCGGTTACGGTACTTGAACTCAAACGGCACCTTCACAGTGGTACCGCCTACGCGTGGGATTTCCACGTCCGCCTTAAACGTGGCGGACTGAGCGATTTTGAACTTGGTCGCCATGGATTAGGCCGCCTTGTAGCGAGTTGGGCGAGAAGCCAGCGACAGGGTGATGACGCGGGCCATCACGTTGTTGCGCGTGAGGGTCGGAGTCGGTGTGATCGAGACATAGGCGTTGTAGTAGATGGTCGCGCCGTTTGGCAGGGTCAGACGGAGCACGCGCGGCTCGCGATCGTCGTCGGCGGCTTCTACGGCCGCAACGTACGGCAGGCTGTCGTCATCCGCCACGGTTAGCGACAGAGTAATCGGGCTCTTGGTGGTTGGCAGTTGACGGTCATCCGACTCCTCCAGGAAACCGAACGTAGCGAACTGCTGCTCACCACCGGAGCTGTTGTTGTCGGTGATCTGGCTGATCTGGGCCCAGTTGCTAACAGAGCGCACAGACCCGACACCGGAACCAGCGGTGTACACGGAAGTTTTGGTGGTGTCGATCCCGTCCAGCTCGAAGCTGTCGGTGTCGGAGCCACTCACGCGGACGACCTTGTCGTTCAGGCGGGTCCAGCCCGAGGTCACGACCAGCACGTCACCATCATCGAAGCCGTGCGCAGCCGCGCTGGCCTCAGGCGGCTTGGCGTTGGTGATGGCAGTGAAAGGCTTCGGCACGCTGTAGGCCGTGGCAATTTCAAAGATCGAGCCGTTGGGAAGAATGGCACTCATTGGGTTTTCCTCGTACACAAATAAAAAACCCCGCACTTGGCGGG